ACAAACGTTATTCCAGCCGTTTCGACTTCGGCAGGCGCGTTTGCGGGTAATTTCAACTGGGGTCCTGTAGAAGAAATTTTTACCGTTGGTTCAGAAAATGAACTAAGAAAGTTCTTTGGTCTACCACTAAATTCAACCGATTGGTTCACCGCAGCCAACTTTTTGGGCTATGGTAACAACCTTCAGCTAGTCCGTGCAGTAGGCACTGGCGCTACCAATGCGTTCGCGGGCGAAGAAGGCACCGCAGTTCTGATTAAGAATCGGGACGACTACGAAGCAAACTACGCTGCCGGTAACAATGATGTTGGTGTCGTTGCCGCTAAATATGCAGGCGAATACGGTGATTCCATCGAAGTTCAATTTGCAGATTCTGCGTCATTTACTGGTTGGGACTACGCTGGTTTCTTTGATGCTGCACCGGGTACGAGTGTAAGCGCACAAATAAACGGTAGCTCCAATGATGAGTTACACATTGTAATCATCGATGCTGGTGGTAAATTCTCCGGTTCAGTCGGTACTGTTCTTGCCACTTATGCATTCGCATCTAAAATGGTAGGTGCAAGACTTGCTGACGGAACAAATAATTATTACAAAGAAATCCTAAATGGCTCACAATATGTGTGGTGGATGGATCATCCAGCTACGACAAATTGGGGTTCAGACGGAAACACAGCATTTGCTACTTTAGCAGAGCCAGAGGTTTATACTCTAGCAGGCGGTGTTAATGCCGCACCGTCAACTGGGGACCTTCAAGATGGCTACTCGCTGTTTGCAAATAAAGAACTTGTAGATGTTTCTCTTGTTCTAACTGGCGGTCACGCAGCGGCAGTTGTAACTTATGCAATCGACTCGGTTGCACTTGCCCGTCTAGACTGTATCGTATTCTTCTCACCGCCACTAGCGGCTGTTTATAACAACGCGGGTAGCGAAGCCGCTGACGTTGTTGCATATCGCTCAACGGATGTCAATCGTAATACTTCATACGCTGTTATGGATTCAGGTTGGAAGCGTCAATATGACCGTTACAACGACCGTTATATCAACGTTCCCCTAAACGCTGACACTGCTGGTCTTTGCGCCCGCACAGATCAAACAAACGATGCATGGTATTCACCAGCGGGCTTCAATCGTGGCCAAGTCAAGAATATCGTTAAGCTAGTTTGGTCGCCAAATCAAACAGAACGTGACACACTATATAAGAATGGTGTCAACCCAGTTGTTACCTTCCCAGGCGAAGGCACAATACTTTACGGTGATAAGACCCTTCTTACAAAGCCAAGCGCATTCGACCGTATTAACGTTCGTCGCTTGTTCATCGTTCTTGAAAAGGCTATCGCAACTGCGGCTAAGTATCAGTTATTCGAATTCAACGATGTATTCACTCGCGCACAGTTCCGTTCGATGGTAGAACCATTCCTACGTGACGTTCGTGGTCGTCGTGGTATCTTTGACTTCCGCGTTGTTGCAGATGAAACCAACAACACAGGTGAGGTTATTGACCGCAACGAATTCGTTGCTGACATTTACATCAAGCCAGCTCGTTCGATCAACTTCATCCAGTTGAACTTTGTTGCGGTTCGTACCTCAGTATCGTTCACAGAAGTTGGCGCCTAATAACCCGACTAAATAGAAATAGGAGATTTATAGATGGATATTTCAAAGTTTAAGGGGTTACTAGGGGCTGGTGGTGCTAGACCAAACCAGTTTCGAGTTCTTCTGACATTCCCTGGCTACGTAACTTCGGTGCCAGACTCAGAATACTCGTTGCTTGTTACTGGTGCGGCACTTCCTGCGTCAACAGTAAACCCAACAATCATTCAATACCGCGGACGTGAAGTCAAGTTAGCGGGTGAGCGCATCTTTGATCCGTTCACAATCACAATCGTCAACGACACTGAAATGTCACTTCGTCGTCCATTTGAAGAGTGGATGAACGGCATGAATGACCTAGAAGCTAACACTGGCATTCTAAATCCAATTGATTACCAAGTGGACATGTCAGTAGAGCATCTAGATCGTAATGACGATCCGCTTATGACTTATGTTCTTTACAATGCTTTCCCGATTAACATGTCGGAAATTGGTCTACAGTATGGTCAGAATGACGTAATTGAAGAGTTCACAGTAACCTTTAACTACTCACACTATCTGACTGCATAATTCCATCCAACTAGGATAATTTAATGCAGATATTTGGTTATAAAATTGAAAAGTCTACGGCGCCACAAACCGAGAAATCGTTTGTGGCGCCGACGGACGATGGTGGCGTAGAAACTATCAGAGCCGGTGGCTATTATGGTACATACATCGATATCGATGGCACCACTAATAATGAAATAGAAATGATTCGTAAGTATCGTGATATTGCTATGATGGCAGATATCGATACTGCGATTGATGATATCGTGAATGATTCAATTGCAAATCTTGACGACGAAGCTCCCATAAAGATTGGCCTTGATGATGTAGACTTGTCAAAAAATATTAAGAAATTGATACAAGATGAATTTCAATCACTTCTTAATATGTTGGATTTCAATCTAAGAGCGCAAGATTACTTTAGACATTGGTATATCGACGGAAGACTTTTCTTTCATAAAGTCGTAGATACTGCAAATCTAAAGAAGGGTCTAGTAGATATTCGCTATATCGACCCAAGAAAAATTAAGAAGATGAGAGAGATTCTAAAAGAAAAGGATCCAAAAACTGGCGTAGAGTTCATTAAAGATATTAAAGAATACTTTGTCTATAATGAGCGTGGTTTAGTTCCGAACAAAACGTTCACGCCAGCAGCATCACTCTCTTCTACAGCCGGTGCCACCATGCGCATCGAAAAGGATTCTATCTGTTTTGTTCCTTCTGGCTTGAAGGACATGGACAGAAACATGCCGTTATCTTATTTGCACAAGGCTATTCGCCCAGCAAATCAGTTGCGTATGATGGAAAATGCCGCAGTCATCTATCGTATCACTAGAGCACCAGAGCGCCGCGTATTCTATGTTGACGTTGGCAATCTTCCAAAGATTAAAGCCGAACAGTATCTCAAGGGTATCATGAATCAGTATCGTAACAAGGTTGTTTACGATTCTCAGACTGGTGAAATCCGTGATGATAAAAAGTTTATGTCAATGCTTGAAGATTTCTGGTTGCCTCGCCGCGAGGGTGGTAGAGGCACTCAGATTGAAACTCTACCAGGTGGTCAGGGTCTAGGCGAAATGGGAGACATTGAATACTTCCAGCGCAAACTATATCAAGCGTTGAACGTTCCTATGTCAAGACTTGAACAGCAAACAGGCCTGAACTTCGGTCGCGCCGCTGAAATCAATAGAGACGAATGGAAGTTTACTAAGTTTATTTCTAAACTGCGCCGTCGTTTCACACTTCTATTTGATGATCTACTAAAGACACAACTTATTCTCAAAGGCATCATTACAGAAGCCGACTGGGAAAAGATGAAGTATGATATCAAGTATACTTTTGCAACAGATGCTTTCTATACAGAATCCAAAGAGCAACAAATTCTACAATCTAGAGTTGAGATTCTCCAAGGTGTTGCACCGTTTATCGGCACAATGTATAGTAAAGAATACGTTCAAGAAAATATTCTTAAATTATCGGACGATGAAATCGAAGAGATCAAGAAGCAGAATGATGCAAGTCCTCCTGAAGTTTCGCCGCCCGACTATTCACCACTAGAAGGCGAACCACCAGCGGCGGTTCAACAACAAAATCAAGGACAAGATGATGGACAACAGTAACATTAGTGACTTAATAAATAACATTGAAAACGGTACCTTTGCGGATGCCGAACAAGTTTTCAACGATATTATGGACCTTAAAGCAGGCGAACATTTAGATCAAATGCGACAAGATATGGCAGCCGGAATTTATAACGATACGCCGGAAGATAATGAAGTCGAAGATTTCGATCACTACGAAATCACCGATGAAAATGACCACGGCGATACAGAAGAAATAGAGGACACCGATGAAGACCTATAAGCAACTTCAAGAGCGCATCAACATGGCGAAAGCCAAGATGGGTGATGTCATCAAGGACTTTCAGGACTCCGATGCTCCTCAATTCAAGGGCAAGAGCGACGAGAAGCGCCGTGAAATGGCGATTGCCGCCAAGATGTCTGCCGAAGAAGTTGAACAGACCGACGAAGAACTAAAGGGTAATCAACACAAGATTGATGCCAATAAGAATGGTAAGGTTGACGGACACGATTTCAAACTCCTTCGTGGCAAGAAGAAGGTTGAAGAAGAAGTCGAAGAACTTGATGAGCTATCAAAAGCGACACTTGCTTCTTATGTGGGTAAGGCGGCGAAAGATTTTGCAAAGCGTAAACCAAAAATGGGTTATGACGGCCAACTAAAGAAGATGCAGAATCGTAGCGTCGGTGTAGGTCGTGCCCTAGATAAGGTATACAAAGAAGAAGTCGAAGAACTTGATGAGCTATCAAAAAATACTTTGAAATCTTATGTGAATAAGTCTTCTCAGGATGCAGTAGCTCGTGGCATTTCATATGGCTACAGTAAAGATACTAAAGATGCACAAAATGCCCTAAAGAAACTTCCTAATCGGGTTCAGGGTATCAAAAAGGCGACAGATAAACTAGCCGAAGAACAGATTGAAGAATCTGATGGTCTAAAGCCATTCATCGTGGTTCACGCCAAGCACGGTAAGTTCGAAACACATGCTGGTTCTACATATGAGGCTGCAAAGAATGCCGCCGCTCATTGGAAAACTAAAAAGGGAACTGCTGGTATGGATGTGCATCGTGCGGACATTACGCATTCGACACAGCATGTCGGTTAATAAGTAAAGGGAATAGTAAATGGCGACCAAAGCAATTCTAAAACTAACACAAGTTCATGGCGTAGCGAAAGTGCGTGGGACTGGGTCTGCTACGATTGCCCTTGCTACCGATCTAAAGAAGTCAACTGAAACTCAAAGTTCGCCACTAGTAAATATTCGCACAATTCATTGGGCATTATCGGCGGGGTCTACAGCAACTGTTACTCGAAATAGTCAAATTCTATATTATCTTTCTGGAACAGGCAAGATGGAATTTTTAGGTTGGTCTGACAACGAAGAACACGGCTCAGATATTGTAGTCGATTTTTCTTCTGGCACTGGCGCGGTAGTTCTAGAACTTGCTAAGGTTTCTGGCTATGGTCCACAACAACATCAAGATCAGGGAGACCTAGGCTAATGAAACTTATCACAGAAGTTAACGACCAAGTTCGTTATATTACAGAAGAGAAAGCTGGAAAGAAATCTTTATACATTGAGGGTGTCTTTCTACAATCAAATCTAAAGAACCGAAATGGACGTATGTATCCTGCTGAAATCATGGAGAAAGAAATTTCTCGTTACATGAAAGAGGCGGTTGAGAACAACAGAGCATTCGGTGAACTAGGACACCCAGATGGACCTTCTATCAATCTGGATCGTGTATCGCATATCGTAACAGAACTTCGCCGCGATGGCGATAACTGGATTGGTAAAGCGAAACTAACTGAAACACCAATGGGCAATATCGCTCGTGGTCTAATTGAATCTGGTGGTCAACTTGGCGTGTCGTCAAGAGGCCTCGGTACTTTGAAGGAAAACAGAGACGGCGTCCAAGTTGTGCAAGATGATTTTCATCTAGCAACAGCGGCCGACATCGTAGCTGACCCTTCAGCACCAGATGCCTTTGTTCGTGGCATCATGGAAAATAAAGAATGGGTAGTTGTGAATGGTGTTTGGACCGAACAGCATTGCGATATGTCCAAGAAATATATCAAGAAAGCAAGTAAGAAACAACTTGAGGAAGCAAAGATCCAAGTGTTTGAACGTTTCTTGCGTCATCTTTCTTCAAAGTAATATTTTTATAAATACAATATAAAATCCATTTAGGAGACGCAAATGAGTGTAGAAAGCAAAATCAGAGAGTTGCTCAACAAGAAGCAACTATCCGAGGAAGTTATTGCCGAAGCAGGTGATGCTACCAATCCTAAGCAGGGTTCTTCGGAAGCAAGTCCTGCTGCTGGTGCAATGGGTGCAGACAAGGGTAAAGATACTTCTATCCCTTCGAAGACAGCCGGCGACCAGACCCAGCCCCGTCAGGGTTCATCGGCAGATGCACCACACGAAGACCGTGATGGCGATGCAGACGAAAATCAAGGTGCTAAGGTATCTGGCGGCGAAAGCAATCAGAAAGGCACAATCACTCAGGGCGGGCCTGGTGATGCACCAAATTTCGTAACGCATAGCGATCCAACTTCTGTGGTTAATCAGCCTACCTCTAAGGGGAATGTTCACCAAGAAGAAACAGAAGAAGAGGGCGAAATGATTGACGAAGATTTCACGGCTGATCTTGCTACTCTCTTTGATGGCAACGAAGACCTATCAGAAGAATTCCGTGGTAAAGCATCATCGCTATTTGAAGCGATGGTAACTGCCCGTGTAGCCAATCAAGTTCAAAACATCGAGGAAGGCCTCATCTCAGAAGCCGCAGAATTGATGGAAGAGTTCAAGGCTGACTTGACCGAGAAGGTCGATTCTTATCTTAGCTATGTAATTGAAAAGTGGGCTGAAGATAACGCACTTGCTGTTGAAAATGGTCTGCGCACAGATATCGCGGAATCATTCATCAATGGCATGAAGAACCTGTTCGCAGAACATTACATTGATGTTCCCGAAGAGAAATATGATGTGCTTGGTGAGATGCAAGCTCAACTAGAAGAAGTTTCGGCTAAGTTGGACGAGGCAATTGCTGCAAATGTAGAACTGCACAATAACAATGTAGAACTAATGAAAGAAGGCGTTTTCGCCGTTGTCGCCGAGGATCTTGCAAGAACCGACGCAGAAAAGTTCAAGTCATTGGTGGCTGATGTAGAATTCGAGAATGCAGATATTTTTGAAGAAAAGTTAAACGTCATTAAGGAAAATTATTTCCCTACTTCTAAGTCAACTCTTACAGAAGATAAGCTAGAAGATGACGGCGTTGAACTTGTAGACGGATCGACAGTCAATAAATATGTTGAAGCACTCAACAAAATGGCTCAAAAGTAATTTTTTATAAATAAAACATATTGAAACGCAAGGAGAAAACTAAATGTTTCTTTCAGAATCACTACAAAAGAAGTGGG